GGGGATTGCATTCGAGCAAGAGGTCATAAAGCGGATCAAGCTGGCCAGCCAAGCCAAGGGCATTAACGGGACGCTAATTCTTGACGCATTGGAGGAGTACGAGCAGAAGACGCTGTCATTCAGTGGGCTTGAGGCCGTCATAGACAAATTCATGCAGCTTGCCAGCGCTGCGGTGGGCATTCCTATGACACTTTTTTTTATGATCAGCCCCGGCGGACTGAGTGCGACCGGCGAAAGCGATACGCGGGCCTACTACGACAAGGTCAAGGTAGAGCAATCCCTCCGCATGGGTCCGGCAATGTCTATTCTGGACGAGTGTCTGATCCGTTCGGCGCTGGGTGATCGCCCGGATGATGTCCACTATCGCTGGAAGCCGTTGTGGCAACCGACCGCGAAAGAGCGTGCGGAAACCGCCAAGATCGCGGCTGAGGCAATGGCGCGCACGGTTGATGCAGGCATGGTCCCGGAAGAGGTTGCAGGCCGGGCAGTGTCCAACAATTTCACTGAGTCCGGCGCGTTCCCTGGAATGGAAGGCTACTGGACGGAGTTCTTCGGCACGAGTGACGGTAAGGGAGATGAGTTCTTCGGCGAAGTCGAGGAGGATCCGCCTGAGCCCGAGCCGGCGGCCAATGAGGAAGAGGACAGAGACGATGACTGACCCACGCATTGCAGAAGACGGCGAGCAGATCGCAGTTGAGGTCGCCATTGCCGACGAAGCCACGGCCGACCGGGTGTTGTTCACCGAAGTGCTCGACGCGGATGCTCTGGGGGGCGTCAAGCGTCATCGCGACGGCTATCTCGGAGGTCGTGTGAAGGCTGCTCGCACAGGTGTGCAAACCTACACGGGTAGTGAGGTCGGATGGCCGGAGCGGGAACGTGTGACTGTTTACCGGCCCGAAGCTGAGGTCATGCGGGTTGACTCGCTGGCCAGCTATAAGGGCAAGCCGATCACAGACGGCCATCCGACTGAGCGGGTCACTGCCAAGAACTGGGCTGACCTTTCCCGCGGTACCATTATGGGTGTGCAGCGGTCCGGGCAGGATGTCGAGATTGACCTTACCATCTCGGACCAAGGGCTGATCGACAAGGTGGAGGGCAACGAAGCGCGACAGCTTTCCGGAGGCTATACGGCTGACATCCATCGCGAGAGCGGCACCACCCCTGACGGCCAGCTTTACGACGCTGTCCAGAAGGATATCTACATAGACCATATTGCAGTCGTGCGCGCTGGCCGCGCCGGCTCTGAGTTCCGCATCGGCGACGAGGCGGGTAAGTGGGGCGCGGCCCCGATCACCAAGGGCGGTCAAAAGGAGAAAACCATGACTGATGCTCTGAAGACGGTGGTGCTGGGAGACAAGGCTGCGCAAGTCGCGGTCTCGGACGCAGCCATCATCGAAGATTACAAGGCGGCCAAGGACCGCGAGATCAAGGACGCCGTTGACGCCAACGCCAAGTCTCTTGCCGACAAGAACAAGGAGCTGGCCACCGCGGACGCCAAGATCAAGGAGCTCGAGGGAAAGGTCCTCACCGATGAGGACAAGGCCAAGCTGGTCAAGGACCGCGTGGCGCTCGAGACCAAAGCAAAGGCCATCGCGCCGGATGTCGTGGTTGATGGCCTGACCGACGAGCAGGTTCGCTTGGCTGTCGTGGCTGCCCGTCTCGGCGACGAGAAGGTCGACGGCAAAGACGACGCCTACATTTCGGCAATGTTCGATGTGCAGGTTGACGTCACACCCGCCCAGTTGACCGTTGACCCGGTCGCCAAGGCCATGAGCGGAGGCGTTCGCACTACTGACGCTGATCCGTGGGCCTTCCTCGATCAGAAAGGGGCGTAAGCCATGACTATTCTTACCGAAGGCGCGCGCACGGCCGAGTTCCTGCTGTCCGAGGCGAATGACTGGCGCTCGCGCGATGCTGCGGTCGTTACGGTTCCTGCGAACACCACGTTTGAGGCCGGCACTATCCTCGGCCAGCTTGCCGCTGATGACTCGTTCGTTCGGCATGACACGGACGGCACCGACGATGGCCGTCGCACAGAGGCAGGCGTGCTCTACGCCAACCTCAGCAACGAGACAGGCTCGGCTGTTGACGTTGACGCAACCGTTATCATTCGCGATGCGGAGCTCAACAGTGCCGAGCTGATCTACGAGGCGGGGGCTGATGCCAACGCCATCACCGCGTCGAACACGGCACTTGCCGCGCTCGGCCTCATCGTTCGATAAGGGGGCCTGAACAATGGCTACTATGGATGTTTTCAACGGTTCGGCCTTTTCGACCACGTCCCTTTCGGGCGCGATTCGGAAACGACCCTACCGCCCGCAACTGCTCGGCTCGCTTGGGCTCTTCACGCCCAAGCCGGTCCGCACGCGCGAAATCTTTGTCGATCGGAAAGAGGGCGGGCTGACGCTCATCCCGACTTCGGCCGACGGAGCACCACCTGAGAGCCTGGACGACACAGCCCGCGATGCTGTCTCGCTGCGCACCACCCGCCTTACCAAGCGTACGACCATGTATGCACACGAGGTAGATGGCATCCGGGCCTTCGGCTCCGAAACGGAGCTGATGCAGGTGCAGCGCGAATTCATGGACAAGATGGACCGCGTCAACGAGGACATGGAGCTGACCCATGAGCATCACCGGCTCGGGGCGCTGCAGGGCCTGCTTCTGGACGCCGACGGGACTACGGTCATCTACGACTACTCGGCCGAGTTCAACGAGGCGATCCCGGCGGCCACCAGCTTCGAGCTGGATGTTTCCGGCACCGACGTCATCGGCAAGACCAAGGATATCTCGCGGTCCATGGCACGCTCGGCACTAGGCAACCTCGCCGGCGCGTCGATCCATGCGTTGGCTGGCGATGACTTCTACGACGCGCTGGTCACGCACCCGAAGATTGAGAAGTTCTACCTGAACCAAGTGGCAGCTAACCAGCTGCGCGAGGACCAAGGCAACATCTTCGAGAGCTTCCGAGTCGGCAACGTCACGTTCCACAACTACCGGGGCACGGACGACAATTCGACGGTGGCCGTGCCCTCCGACGAGGCGAAGTTCTTTCCGATCGGAGCGACTGATGTATTCAGCGTGGCATACTCGCCGCTGGAGTCGATGGGCTTCATCAACACGCCGGGTCAGCGGGTCTACGCGATGACCATCCCTGACCGGGAGCGGAATATGTGGGTCAAAGGCGAGCTTTACAGCTACCCCCTCTACATGTGTTCGCAGCCCCGCGTTCTGCGCAAGGCGACCTTGACATGAGCGTGATTGATGTCAGCAACCCGACCGGGCGCGCTAAAGCCGTCAAGGTCGGGTCGGAGATGGTCGTCATCAAACCAGGAGCCAAGGTCAAGGGTCTTGAGGTCTCTTGGGATGACGATCTCAAGGCCAAGTACAAGGCGGCCGGTTTGGAGTTCAAGACGCCAAAGCCGGATCAGCCCGCTGAGGCGCCCAAGCCCGCAGCTCCGAAGCCTGTCGCGCCCAAGGCGTAATACCAAGCGGCCTCGCGCAATCACGCGCGGGGCTTCAAAGAAGGGTAGGACAATATGACCGAGTCAGTGGATAGCGCGTCAGACGATCGCACAGCTAACAACGCTGCGAGGCACCAGTATCGGAAGCTTACCGATGAAGAGAAGCACCAGATGGTGGTGCTGAAGGATCTTGGAGCGGCTTTTATCTCAGCCCGCCAAAACACAGGGGACAGCCGTGAGCTTTCCGTCGCCATAATCAACGCCGAGCAAGCTGTCATGTGGGCAGTTAAGCACGTCACAAAGTAGCGGGTTCAGCATGCCAATCACCATCGCAGGAACAGTCGCTGATTGGCAGACCTACGCCGCTGCTCGTGGCCAAACGGTCAACAACAGCACAAACGAGATATCCGCCCTGCAAAGGGCTAAAGATTACATCCGCACCCGCTATGTGATCCGCTTCCTCGACGAGTACGACGGTAGCGAGCCCGAAGTGGAAGAGGCGGTTTACATCGCCGCCGGCCTGGAGATGGACAACCCCGGCTTCTGGTCGCAGACTTTCACGCCCAGCCAAGCCAAGGTTTTGACCAAGGTTGAAGGCATCCAGTGGACGCCGATTCAAAGCGCGGGTCTTGGAGGGGCGGCCGACATGCAGCCGGTTTCCCCGATGATTGACGCGCTGCTCTTGCCCCTCACTAGATGGGGTCTGCCGGCGGTGACTGTCGGATGAGCGGCGCGGAGATTGCAGCCGAAGTCGCGCAGGCTCTTTCCGAAGTTGCTGTGGAAGTAGGCGCGGGGGCTTTCAAGTGTGTGTTTCGACGCAAGGTAGTCGCAGGCGGGACCGACTGGGCGCCTACGTACACAAACGAGGACACCGAGCTTGATTGCTTTCGCAAGGAAAAGCGTGTGCGGGATGAGTCCGGTGCCCTGACCGGAGAGATCAACCATTATTACCTTGTTCCGGCCACCGGGCTCCAGCCCAAGAAGGGTGACAAGGTCTTTATTGGCTACACTGCCGACGAGGTCCAAGCCATGACAGACCAGCAGCGCGCTGCTGCCCGTAACGAGGTTGACTGGATTGAACCTGTCTCGCCGGCGGGAACATCACTGCTCTACCGGGTCCGACTTGTCCGATGATAGTACGGTGGTCAACGACTACCCAGAAGAATGCGAGGCCCTCGTCGGGGCTGCTTATCGTATGGGCACGCGCGACGCGATTGTGTTGCTCGCATCTTGGTACGCGGTGATAGGTTCCTATGGCAAATCGTGAGACACTCAGAAAGCTAGTCGATCGCCTTGAGCCCAAGGTGCGAGATGCGTTAATTCAAAGCATTGACGGAGTCAAAAGCGACATCCAGATCAGCCTTTTGATCGCTGCATTGCGGGATAATGACCTGCCTCGCGCTCTGGATCTGATACGGCTGGACCGTGGCTACTTCGAGCCTCTGGACCGCGCATTGACTGCTGCCTACGCGGAAGCCGGGAACAAGGTCTTCGACGAGGTCAAGCGCAAAGGCCGCACCAAGGGTGTGCAGGTCCGGGGGTCGTTTGACGTTCGCAATCCAGCCGCTGAAGAATGGCTTAGGACACAGTCGTCCAAACGGATCGTTGAGATACAGGAGACCACCCGCACGGCGGCCATGAGCCTGATGGAGCGCAACCAGCGCCTCGGAACATCGCCTCGCACGACCGCGCTTGATCTGGTGGGTCGGGTAAACAAGGCCACCGGGAAGCGTGAGGGCGGCATCATTGGTCTGCATGACAAGTTCAAAGAGTATCGGAACGCGGCGCAAGACGAGCTCAGTTCGGTTAACCGGAGACAACTGAAAAACTACCTGTCGAGGAAAACGCGAGACCGCAGGTTTGACGGTGCTGTGCACAGGGCCATGCAAACGGGCGAGCGCATCCCAGCCGATCAGTCACGCAAAATGATCGCCGCCATGGAGCGCAAGATGCTGAAAGTCCGTGGCGAGGCGATAGCCCGCACGGAGCTACTGGAAAGCACCCGCACGGCCGAGGATCGCAGCCTGCAACAGCTCGTTGAAAGCGGGCAGGTCCAGCAGCAGAATATCAAGTCAAAGTGGGATGCCTCCGGGGATAGCGACACCCGCGCCAGTCACCGCGCGATGGATGGGCAGGTCAGGGGCCAAGGTGAGCCTTTCAAGTCCGGGGACGGCTACCTGTTGCTGCATCCCGGCGATCGTTCACTGGGCGCTCCTGCGGAAGAGCTCATCAACTGCAGGTGCCTTCGCCGAATAGACATCGACTTCCTACAGCAGGCTGCAGACGACGAAAGGGCGCGGATGTGACCAAATACAGCTTCGCCAACCTGGATGCGTGGGTGGGTAAAGTTGAGCGCCGCATGGATGCGGTGGTGAAGCAATCCGCGAACGACATGCTCAAGGATATCGACATCTCGGTAGGTATCATAAGGGGCGGGCGGGTCGAGCGCGGCACCATCCCAAGGGATCTCGGGGCCTTGGCCAACTCCTTGCAATCGTCGCTCTACGGATCAACCGGCCTCACGACAGAAGGCAAGAACAGCTATGTTTTGGCCATTGGTCAGTTACAGGCTGGCGACCGGGCTACCTTCACATGGGGCGGTGTCAATGCGCCTTACGCGCGCGCGATCCACTACGGCTTCAATAGCTATCCGGGGACGTGGTGGCGCGATGAGGCGGCGGCGAAGTGGTCTCAATACGTGGCCGCCGCGACGATCAGGGCAAAGGCGCTTATCCCATGAACACGACGGAAATTCGCAACGCTCTAAAGGCTAGGCTGGCGCAGGGCGTCACGATTGACGCCGCTTTCCCGAACGTGTCCCGGTCAAGCGGCGGCCTGCCGTATCTGCAGACCAGTTTCGCCTCCATTGATCGCAGCGGAGACGCGGTGAAGGCGGGCGATATCCTGGAAGAGACAGGGCAGTTCAATATTGTTGTGGTCGTCGAACAGGACACCGGCGAAGACGTGGCGCTGGATTTTGCCGACATGATTGCCGACCTGTTTCCGCAGGGCCTCGTTATTCCAACCGCGACCGGCAGCGTCGCGATTACCGCGCCAACGATCATCCGCAACGGCTTTCCGACAGATCGGGATTACCGGGTTCCAACCTCAACGCGCTATCACGCGCTTCGCACGTAAGGATATTCAGTGGAGCCAATGACGAACGTCTTTTTGACCTCGATCAAGCGCGGGGACAGGAACATCCCGGCTGTCACTTTTGTTGGTGACCCGCCCGAGATTGGGTCGGTCGTCGCGGTCACACTGAAAAACGGAGTGACTTATACTGGCACCGTTTACGACACTGTCTTTGCCGGCGGCGAAACGCTGGT